GATACACTTTGCAAGCTCAGCGCAGCGGCCAAAGCCCTGGAGACAGACCTTTCGATATCAGTTTACATCGACGTATTTATAAAGTTTGGCAATTGGCTACGGGACGCCGATTTTGCCCTTGCAAAAAAAATGATAGGGTTGCAGGACTCTTTTATAAAAGAGCAACTGCGCAACGTTTAAACAATGATTAAACAATGATTTAGCAATGGCAGTAAAAAGCACAAAGGAACAGATAGAACGATGGGAGGCATACCGCGACAATCTTATGCGCAGTACCCCGCTGCCCGTGGAGGACGAGATATCGCGCCGCGCAAGGATAGCAAAGCTTGAGAAAAACTCCGAGAGCTGGTTCGCCTATTATTTCCCTGCCTATTACTCCTCACCATCGGCTGCTTTCCACCGCAAGGCAACCGAAAGGCTGTTAAAGAATAACCGTTGGTACGAGGTACGCCGTTGGAGCCGTGAGCTGGCAAAATCGACACGCGGTATGATGGAAGATCTTTATATGGCAATGACAGACCGTGCCCGGAACTTTCTGTTGGTGTCGCACACCTACGACAATGCCGAGGAGCTTCTGATGCCCTACATGATCAACCTTGAGAGCAATGCCAGGCTGATATCCGACTATGGTACACAGAAAGGTTTCCGACAATGGGAAATGGGCGACTTTGTAACCCGCCAAAGCTGTTCCTTCCGGGCAATCGGCGCGGGGCAGTCGCCACGTGGAACGCGCAACGAGGCCGTAAGGCCCGATGTGATAAGGATCGACGATATAGATACGGACGAGCGGTGCCGCAACGAAAAGCGGGTCTCCGATACGTGGGACTGGGTCGAACAGGCTTTGATACCTACCGTTTCCGTGTCGGGCAATGTGCGGATCGTATTCCAGGGCAACCTTATTTCAAAAAATAGCATTATAGCCCGCTCAAGCGACAAGGCCGATCATGTCGATACAATCAACATCCGCGACAAGAACGGAAAAAGCACCTGGCCAGACAAAAATACCGAGGCGCATATAGATTGGCTATTGTCGAAGATCAGTTATAACTCGGTTCAAAAAGAGTACTATAACAACCCCATCATACAAGGGACCGTATTTAAGGAGGTCACCTGGGGAGCGTGTCCAAAGCTGTCGGAGTTCAAGTTCCTGGTTGCATATGGCGACCCCGCACCCAGTAACAAAGAAAACAAGGACAACTGTTACAAAGCGTTGTTCCTGGTTGGGCAATTGGAAGGGAAATTCTACATCGTTACCGGCTTTTTGGAACAGATCAAAAATGCGGGTTTCGTGGAGTGGTACTACGACATCGAGGCGTATGTAAAAGACCGGAGCCAGGTTTATAACCTTATCGAAAACAACTCCCTTCAGGATCCCTTTTATGAGCAGGTATTCCAGCCGCTTTTTTTCACAACCGGGAAGGCAAAGGGGCATTACGTCCACATCACCCCCGACATACGCAAAAAGCCCGACAAATTTGCGCGCATCGAGGGCAACCTTGAGCCGCTGAACCGGCAGGGGAGGCTTATATTTAACGAGGCTGAAAAGTCGAACCCGCACATGCTCCGCCTCGAAGATCAGTTCCGCAACTTTGCCGCAAACACCACCAGCCACATCGATGGCCCCGATGCCATCGAAGGTGGCGTGTTCATCCTGAACCAAAAAATAATTTCTTCCGAGCCCCCAATAATCGGGGTGCGCAAGGGGGGCAAAAAACATTTTTAACCGGCAAACTTAATATTTTAATTATGTACCTTATAAAATCAGACCTTCAGCTGAGCATCGAACAAGCCCTTCTGGAAGCCCTGGACTTCTCTCAGGACGCATCGGTAATTACAACGGCTTGCAATCAGGCTGTTGGGCAGTTACGCTCTTACCTTTCGACCAAATATGATATTGACACCGAACTTGGAAAAACAGCGGCAAACAGGAATGAAATGCTTTTGATGATAGCCAAGGACCTGGCAATTTACCATATCTGGACTTATGTCGATCCAACCTCAATACCCGGTGCGCGGCGCGACAGGTACACCGCTGCAATCGACTACCTGAAAGGCGCACAGCTGGGCACTGTTGTGATCAACATTACTGCCGCTGTAACCACTTACAGCCCGATAACGGGCGGATCGAATAATAAACGTTCAAATCATTATTAACATGGCAAAAATTAACCGCAAGGCCGGGGCGACCGGTACGATCAATATTAGCGAGCTTGTACTCAAGCAGGCAAACCGGTCAAATGTCGATATACAGACATGGCGCTCGGCAATACAGGCCGCCGAAAGCATCATCAGTCCGCGAAGGCGCAACCTGCTCAACCTGTACGAAGATTTGATGCTAGATGGCCACCTTCATAGCGTGGTCGACAAGCGGCGACGTGCAGTAAGGGCCATGCCCATAACTTTTGTCAAAGATGGTGTTCCGGTTAACGAGGTAAACAGCTTCCTTAACACCGCAAGTTTCCGCACCATGCTGAGCGACCTTAACGATGCAAAATTTTATGGGCATACGCTTGTACAGATCGACTTTACTGGCAGTAAATTGGTCTATAAACTTATCCCACGCAAGCATGTAATAGCCGAATTTGGGATCGTGACCATCAACGAAGGCGACTCTACAGGGATCGGGTTCCGCACTCCCCCCGAAACAAACTATATTTTAGAAGCTGGTGGCAACACCAACCTTGGGCTTTTGATGCCAGCAGCGCAATATGTGATCTGGAAGCGCGGCGGGTTTGGCGACTGGGCAGAGTTGGCAGAGCTATTTGGCCGCCCGCTCCGGAAGGGTAAATATAACCCCAACGACACCGCCGGTAAGGATGCACTATTATCGATGCTCGAAAGCCTTGGCGGCGCACCCTATATTGCATATCCTGAAGGGACCGATATCACAGTTGATGCAGGTGGTACAAACCTTACAGGCGACATTTACGACCGCTTGAAAGATGCCTGCAATGCAGAAATATCAAAATTGATCGTCGGATCTACACTCACAAGCGAAGCTGGAAATAAAGGTGCACGCGCCCTGGGTGAGGTGCATGAACGCAGCGAAGAGGACGTGTTCAATGAAGACAGGGCGGATATCCTTTCGATCCTTAACGATGACTTTTCTACGCTGCTCACACTGCACGGGTTCCCAGTTGCCGGTGGCTCGTTTGTTTACGAGGATACTGAGGAGCTTGCACCGCCCGTTCTGCTCGACATGATCGTAAAAATAAAGGCAATGGGGGTGCCCATCTCAGATGATTACATTTACGAGACTTTCGATATCCCAAAACCCGAGGATTACGACGTTTTGAAAGCTGAAACGGAAAAAAAAGTAATGGAAAATTTGCAAAAAACCGCTACACAGGTAGCCGATCCGAATCAGATCCGACCCATAACGGGCACACCCGCGGACAATATTCCACCTGTTGATCCGTCTGCCAAACCCGCCGAACCTGTCCAAAAGGTCAAAAAGGTCAAACCAGGTAAACCCGCTAAAGCTAATTTTACAGAAAGGATACAAAATTTATTTGAAACGCTGATGGGAATGGCCGACCCAATTGATGAGTTTACGGCACGGACACAAACAGAAGCCCGCCGTATTGCAAAAATGATCTACGACAATAGCCTTCCAGTAGGGTTCACAGTTGACGAGGGCATGATAAGCCTGATAAGCGGGTATTTGATCGCTGCAATAGAGGATGGTTATGGCACAATTGCCAATTATGATTTCAACAGTTCGCGACGGGTGCTGGGCGAGGAACTTATTAAAAATGCGTTTAAGTTCAGTGCGGCAAAAACAGAGGCAATGACACGCGACATGGCGGCAATGATGGTGGGGGCAGACGGCAACCCGCTTACTTTCAAAAAGTTTAGGTCAGTGGCCGATACTCTCAACATACAGTATAACAAAAACTGGATGCAGACCGAATGGAACACTGCGACCAGTAGCGGCATGATGGCAGAAAAATGGCAGAGGTATGTTGACGATGCCGATGTTATGCCATATCTCGAATATATAACAGTAAAAGACGACCGTGTACGCGATGACCATGCTGCCCTTGATGGTGTGATCCGCCCTGTTGATGATCCGTTCTGGGACACCTATTACCCGCCAAACGACTGGAACTGCCGCTGCGACGTGGTACAGGTTACCGATCCCAACGCAAAACCCACCGATATTACGGCCATAAGCCTCCCCAATATTCCGGAGGCCTTCAGCAACAATCCTGGCAAAACAGGCGAGATTTTTACAAAAGATAACCCAACGATGGCTGGATCATCCGACGCCTCGCAAAATGTGGCAGCTGATTTGGCAGACAAATACATCAACTCGCTTGCCGAATGATAAGGCTTACCTCCAACAATGTATCGCTTGCAACGCTCCAGGCACGGGCGCAGGCCGCTATCAGGCGGCTGCCGCCGCTGTTGGGAGCGTGTGCTGTGAGGCATACAAAGGAGAATTTCAGGCAGGGGGGCTTTGTCGATAACGGGGTAAGCACATGGCCGGGGCGCAAGGGCAACACCGATCCGGGGCGGGGGGTTTTGATCGGTAAAGGCACAGGGCACCTGTTTAAAGATATACAGATATTGAGCCAGGGGAGCAATTCTGTAACCGTTGGCACTACATTGCCCTATGCCCGCATACACAACGAAGGCGGTACAATTGCCCACCCCGGAGGGACTGCTTTTTTTTTCGACAGGAAAAAGGGCAAACTGGCATGGGTAAGCAACACAGCTGCCAACAGGCTCGCTACCGCTGGCCGCAACCTCCCGCGCACAAAGGCACACGCCATACACATACCGCAGCGCAAGTTCCTGGGCAAATCGGCAGTCCTTAGCGCAAAGCTGAGGACAATTGTACAGTCCGAATTGCGCCGCATAAACAACCAACCATAATTTTAAAAAATGGAAGATATTTTTAAGACTATTTTTAACGCCTGCAAGGATTTAACCTGGTTAAAACAGGTATCAGCTGATGAAGGGCAACTGGAGGCCATTGACGATAATGGAAATTACAAACCAGTTGCATTGTTGCCCTGCCTTTTGATCGACGTACAGAACGTACAATGGGAGGCGGGCGACCTGCTCAACCAATATGGTACCGCGCAAGTGGTTACCCGCTTTGCTTACCGCAAAACCAACGACCAAAGCAACCTTACCGAAACGGCACTTTTCGACGCCTCGTTGACCATCATTAGGCAAAGGTCTGAAATTGATAAACAAATTGCAAATACAAATCCAACCCTGCACGGCAAACTGCAAAGGCTTACCACCGAGCGCGAACGCCGCAGCGATGGCATTATCGTGTTCAAAACAACATGGGTATGCTCCGTAACCGAAACGTTGGTATAAAATTTAAGGCATAAAAAAAGGGGCTGATTAAGCCCCTTTTTTTTGTATTCCATATTTATTTACTCTGTAACATACTCAAATGTAGTACCCAATTTAGATGCAAAATTTTCCATTTCCAAATAAGCATCTTTAGTGGGTGAACCCCTCATACCTTTATTCTCAATTTTGTCGAACCTGCTATCGTTAGTGGGAGTCCCATTTAAGATCAAATCATACTTACCAGACACAATTACCGCTTTATCTTTCACAATAAACGACAGTGAGTACATTACAGCCGGGCTTTTTGGCACTGGCCTCATTGCTGCCTTTATGGTATAAAATTCTTTATCCTTAGCCTCAATTGTGTAGCCATTTTCAATAAGTGTCTGCCCCACAAGCTTAAAATTATCGTCTGCCGAAAGCTCATTTTTAACAATAATCTTATATGTTTTTTTGGGTGCCTGGTTTCCGGCATTGGAAGTGGAGCTTTCGCCTGTGGCGTAAACATCATCCTGCGCCCTTTCTCTTTTCTCCTTTTTTTGTGCGTAAAGCGAGCAAACGGCAAACATCAAAATCACGCTGAAAATTGTCTTCATTTTTTAAGTTTTAATTTATAATTAAACAGTGTTAAAATAACATTTAATTATTGGTTCGTACAAGGCGCAAGACTCCTGGTTAAACTTTACCTGTAATTGCTCAAGCCTGAAGTGTGGGTGGCGGCGGGTGGCGCAATAAAACTTGTCGCGACCATAACCCTCCACCCGTGTACAATGTGCGCAACTGCGGCACTTAATTTTAATAGCGTGCCTCTGCACCAGGCGCAATTTTTCAAGGCACAGCCCTTTATTTGTACAAATCATATGAGTCGATGCCGGTGTAAGTCTTTACCAGTTGCCTAATGTCCTCACCCGCCTTGGTGGCCATTTTACCTCTATCCTCCTCATCAATGTGTTCTGCCTCCATTAATTCAAATGTTTTGTCGATAATCGCCGAAATAAAAATTTGGCAGGCAGCCCTAAAAGCGGCAATGGGGTAACCTGGTTTTTTGCCAACCTCCGCATTGTATTCCATAATAACGCCCTCTATCTCTACGAGTATCGGGTTAAGCTGCTCGCCCAATGTTTTACGCTTCATTGTTTTATGTTTTGTATAGGAACGTTGCATGCAACTTCCCTACGGTTATTGGCTCGCCGGTGAGCGTCGTGGGAGAAACGCTCTGCAAGACGGATAATGTTAATGCCCGTTTCGCTTGTCTGCGAACTGCGCCCGTTCAGAACTGAAGAAACATAGCCTTTTGACGTGCCAACAATCTTCGCAATGCTTTTTTGTGACCCGAATGGCATAGAGTTGATCAGATCTAGCCTCCGGTGGCGTGGCGTCTGGGTCACCATGCCGGAATGTTTGAATTGTGGTCGTAGCGTTCGAACGTAATTTTAAGGATGGTTATCTTTTGGTCGTAGCCATTGAACCAAATATCGAAAAGTGGGTTTTTCCACGATACAAATACCACAAACTGAACATCCCTTGCAGTTGTGTAATTATACAAAGCCATGTCGCCCCCAAACAGCTCTTTAAAATATCCGGCCTTAAAAATGGGCGAAAAGAAATCAAAAAAATTTTTAAACATGTTATTTTGTTTTTATGTTGGGACGTTGAATGCAACGTCCCAACGGGTTTAAATTAATTCCAATCAAATTCGGGCCATTCGGCGCGTAACGATTCGCGGGTAGGCCTGCTGTTACAGATAGCTGCAAAATCGGCGGCACTTTGGCCAAGCAATGTCATTATATATCCCTCTGACAAAAAGAAAGTGGCTGCCAGCCTACTTGTAACATCGTCGAACCGTAACCGCTTTATCTCGCTGAGGTAGTAATACCGTGAAATCAGGGCACTATTCCGCCTTTCTGTGTACTGGCTCTCTACATGCCTGGCTCGGCGGTAGCCTAAAAAATATTTTTCCATTCTTAATCCCGTTAGTGAGGGAATATAACATTGTCTTCATCCGTGTCGAAGTATTGCGTTAGGTCATACTCATGAGGGTCGTTGTCCCCGGCAATGGTTGGTGGAGGGTCGATGTCCCGGCTATATTCCGGTTTTTCCATTTTTGAAGATATAAAGGCAAAGAATCCCATTGCGATGATCAGTAGTGTTTCGGCCATGATAGGGGTTTTTAGTAAAATTCGGTAAATGTAAATTTTGTGAAGCCTAACCAGGTTGCAACCGTATGTTCTATTAAGCCACCGGCTGTAGTATGCGGTTCATCGACCAGCGCGTAACCGTCGCACGAAAGCATTAGTGGGATGGCCTGCCTCATCGCTTCGTGCCATGTTGCCGTGGCTGGGATGTGGTCTGTCGGGATAACCGCAATGTGGCCGTAACCTTCAACAATTTTGCGCGCCTCCTCATATTTTGCCTTTACCTCCCTGTAATCCAAACCCGATACTTTGGCGACTAGGTAAACCCGTTTCTTTCGTAGAGACGATGCATGCATCGTCTCTACGAATGGTGCATTATTTATCACAACCTGGTTGTCCAAAATATCGTAAATAATCCGCTGTTTGGGTTTGTTCAGGGTATCCACCTGGTTCCATAGTGCCACGTTGTAAAGCTCGCCAAGCTCCATCTTTTGAAGCTCTAAAATGTCATACTTTTTTTGATTGATAGTTGTATCAGAATTCATATCCATAGCGGTTGTTTTTAAAGATCATTCGTGCGCAAAGCTTAAATATACGATGCCTAAAGCTGTTATGGCCGCTGTTTTTTATGGCCCTATATTTCCCGCTCAGCCTGTTCAGCTTCTTGCGCGGCACATTGTCCCATTTATGGGTAAAATAGAACTCAAAAAAGAACTTCACATGCAAAGCCCTGAGAAACATTACAACTGGGCGCATAATAAGGTCAATACATCCAAACAGGAGGAACAGTGCCGTCATAATTTTAAGTGCGCTGCGTTCCCGTGCTGTGGTTGCGCCATCGTATTTTGTGACCAGGTAATAAACGGCCAGACCCACATTGATAGAAAAATAGACGATAAAGAGTAATTCCATGTTATGCTTTTTTTAGTGATTCATCTGTTATCGGGAGTATCTACTCGTACTCGAAGCCTTGTAGCTTAGCGGAGTCGAAGCCCATGTTCTTTAAAAATTCATCCACCAACCTTTCAGCCTTTGCCCGTGCAATTGCTCCCTTAGACTGGAAAGTTGAGTATTGCCACTCCTTTTGGAGGCTGCGCATCTCCCGCACAGCCTCCACGAATTGAACCTCGTCCATATTATTTGAATACATCAAAGTTTGGCGCGTATCCTTCTGGGAACGGCACAGAAGTAATCGACAGGCCAACGCTTTCATTGGAACCCTGCTTGTCTTTTTTTGAAGCCTCCACGAAGATCACCGAGCGCGAGGGCTTGTACGATTGAAGAACGATCTCCACACCTTTACTCAGCTCCTCGTTGCCAATTTTGTCGGCCATGTTGCGCAGGTCGAGGATCCGGTTTGGCTTGAGGTTGCCCTTTGCATCTTTCTTCAGCAGTTGGTTGATCATCTCAACGAGCTTTGCCGAATTATCGTCTTTTGCCAGGGTAGCAATATAGTCGCGTATCTTTGTGATGCCCATGTCGAGGGTATCGTCAAACGAATCGACCTGCCGCCAGCCTATAGTAATTCTCCGGCCATCGTCATCGGTAAAGGTGTGGCTGCTTTGGCCGCTCTTCGACCCGTACAACTCTTGTTTAAGCTCTATTATTGCAGCAAATTGGCGGTAAATATCTGCTTTGGCAATGCTCAGGTTGCTGCTTATCTCCTCCAGCTTTTTAAATTGTTCACCAACTGTTTGCCCTACAATTACTCGGTACTGGTCTTTTTCGGCCTTTTCGCGTTCTTTCTTTGCCGCCTCCTGCTTTTTTAATTGCTCTACCAGGCCTTTAACCTGTTCCGGTGACAGGTCGTTTAAATTGATCTCTTTGCTCATTTTAAAAATTGTTTAATTGGTATTATAAAACTGTTTTTTTTGTGTCTGTCACGTCAAACAAAATCCGATCTGGTGGCCCTTTCAGGTTTAGTCGCTTTACCTGTACAAAGTCCCCAACCCTTTCGGTAAAAAATGCGGCTTTAAACATGCTGCCAAACCCCTGCACCTTATCCATCTGCACCTTAAATTCTGATTCAAACTGTGCAAGGGTATCAACCTTTAATATAAAGCTGTCGAGCATTTTAATCAGCCTTAAATCAAAAGCGTTGTACATACAACTTCGCTGTGTTAGTTTAATCATTGAATTGTATTGTGCTTTGTTGTGCAATGTCGAATACTTCTAAAATAAGCCTGTCGTTTTTGCCCTGGGTATTGCGGTGCCATACCTGAAGGTAGAATCCCTTGTCTATTAGCCTATACGATTGTTCGCACGAAAAGCTGTTGAGCTGCTGTATCTGCTTAATTTTTTCGGCAAACTGAGCCTTAAAATCGGCATATCCGTTGCAAGCCGTTTCAATGCCTTCGACCATAATCCTAACCTTTAGGTCGTAAATGGTAGGCTTGACCTCTGAACGTTTTATTATTTTTATCATCGTTTAAGTACTGTTTAATCAGTTGTTTGGTTAACTATTTTATCCCAAATAGCCTCGGTAAATCCCTCAATAACGAGGTCGAAAGCCGCGCCCGATGTGAATGGGCTTTGAAGTTTCCCATTTTTGTTCCTTACCAGGATAGGCATGTAAGAGGTCACAAACTGTTTAACCTCCCCTTTGCTCCTGAATTGTTGTTTAATGTCCATCTTATTTAGTGTTTGCTTGCTATTTCGTGAAATTCCAAATGGTTGCCCTTTGCCCATTCGCCGTTCATGCGGCAGGTGGCGACTTCTATGCGGTAATTCAGGATGTTGATCTTACGTGCAATCTCCACATCATATCCGCTGGCCATTTCCTTTTTTAGGATGTCCATTTTTGCCTCAAGTTCGCTTATTTCCTGTGCCATGTTCTTGCGTATGCCCAGTATCATTTCGCGGTCGCTTACGCGGGTAGCTGTTTTTTCGTGCCTTGCCATTAGTCGCTTATGAAGGTTGATAACTCAAGATACTTTGCCAGTTCGCGGTCGCGGGCCGCTTTGGTTTCGAACTTTGCAAATGTTTTCCACTCGTGCTGCGCTATTGACTTGTACTTGATCCGTGGTGATGGCTGATCGTCGGGACGGAGTATCGTAAACCCCGCGTCGGTTACTTTTCGTTGTGATATCTGATCCATAATTTTAGAATGTTTTCATTTTTTGGTTTTGATATAATCAATACATTGTGAATAGGTCCCTTCAAACATATCGGGCAGCACTATACAATTCCCATTTTTAAGCGGTTTTATTGTCATAATACGGTGTGTTGAACGTGTGGGGCAATGGTGAGCGTAATATCCTTAGTGATCTTCACCCTGCCGGTGCCGTCGCAGGTGGCGCAGCGGGTGCGCTCCTGGTCGTCGGTCGAGCCGTGTCGGTAAACCACAACGGTCGTTAATTTAAAGCCTTCGCCTAAGCAGTCGCCGCATAACTGTACGGCGGTGGTGTGGTACTTCTTTATTTCCATTAGTTCAGGTATTGCAGGGTTTCCAATTGCTCGGCATGTATGGCATCCACGCGCTTAAAATCCTTCTGCTTTTTCAGGAAGGCATAATACAGGTTGTTCAAACGCTCCTTTGGTATGTCGTTGAACTTTTCAAATGTCGATGCTTTACAGGCAATTGCCTTTATTTTTTCGGGTGTTGTTTGTACGCCCATCACCTTTAACCAACCGCCAATCGAAGCCATTACGCGCTTGCGCCAGGTGTCAATTTCGGCCAGTGCCGGGTTTTGCTTTGCGTCGATCATGTCGCACACCCGCAGGAGGTCTGCGAGGCTCATGTCGCGGCTGCTCTCGTATCCAAACGACCCAACCAGAACGGCTTTTTCATCGGCGGTCAATCCCGCCATGGTGCATTTTGTGTGGAACTTTTTCAGCAGCAACCCCTGCTGATGGTCTGTTGTAGTCTTCATAATTCCGATAGTTATTAATTCAAATTTTATTTCGATCCCCAATATTCTTCCGCGCCTTTGTCCCAAATTGTAAAGGGTTCGTTGCCCCCATACCGGCTGGCCGGAAATGCCTTGTAACCTTCGACCCTGATCTTGACAAACGAGTCGTAACGGATAGATTTTGCCGTTCGCCCCTCGGGGTTGTTCCCCTCTGCATGGCTTACCAGGATAAAAAGCTTATTTCTGAAATCAGCCCTTAGCCTCTTGTACTCCGTATAGTTCAGCCCCGTATATTGCCAACTGTCGATAAAGACAACATCGGGACTTTTGCGCTTCAGTAGCCTTTTGCGGAGTTCCTCAATAGGCTCCTGGTCCAACAGCAGGAAGTTTCCCTTAACATCGTTCATGCCCACGTCGCGTATCGCGTTTCTCATGCTCAGGCTGTCGCCCTCTTCCAAAGAGTTGTAAGCCACGCGGCAGAAAGTTGCCAGGTATTTGCAAAGCTGAAGGGCAAAGCGCGTTTTTCCGTTTGTCGAGTTTCCCCAGATCAACCACGATCCGGTTAGCTCCGGACGTCCGATGCTCCTCAGCCAGTCGCCGGTAAAGTCGAGCGCGGTGGCCTTCTGGTTCATTAAGTCCGTATAGGTGCGCGCCCTGTTTATCTTCTTTTCAGTCATAAAATGAACCCATGTAGGTACGCGATTAATCGCGTACCTACGATTTTTACGCGATGTTCTTTAAAGCGTGGATTTTGCGTTTTACACGGCGCAGGTCGCTCTCGCTGTCGGCAATTATCTCCTGTAATTGTGCCTTTTCGGTTACGCCGTTGGCCATACAGACCGCCGAAATGTCGGAGGCTGACAATCCTTTAAGCGTTACACATTTGCGCCCTATGCGGCTGTATATCTCGTTGTAACCCTTTTTGTTGAGCTTTACGCCCCAGTTGATCCGTTTCTCAAGGTAGTTGGTGGCACAAAGCACGATACCCGCCTGGTCTTCGAGTTGGTTGTATAGGGTAATGAAGAAATAGAGCACGAAATCGGCAAGTTTGTCGGCCTCGTCGAACACGATAAGCGGGTTTTGCTGCTTTTTAAGTTCGCTTACAACATCGTACATCATTTCGCCAATGGTAAGTCCGGCAGTTTCGCGCCCCATTGCGGCCATAAGTTCTTGCAGGAACATCTTTTTATTCCAGAATTCGGCACACTGAATAAAGTAAACCCGCCTATTACTGCTTGCAAACTGCCTTGCTGCAAAGGTTTTTCCTGTTCCGGCGGCACCGGTTACAGCGTAAACATTGCTGTGCAACTGGGCGTCCTGCATTAGCCTGGTCATGATCTTAAAATCGCGGGTCTCTACACCAACCCACTCGCCATCGTTCATCCCGATCTGTGCGGCCACGTTGCGCCACATCTCGTCTTTTATCAGTTCCCAGTTGGAGTTCACCATCTGGCTGATGGTTGCCGAGCTTACACCCTTCAGAGAGTTGGCGGCTTTGTTTTGAGAGTCGAACCGGGCAATGTATTCCCTGAGCTTCTCCACGATCTGATCTTTCTTTGTTGTTTCCATTTCGATTTTTGATTTTAGTGTTTATTGAATTGGATCATATCATTTTACCTAAATTTATCTCCTCATCTTCAACGTCCTCCATAACGGGAGAGGCCTTTTTAATTGCTTTTGGAGCGGCCTCTCCCAGACGGTTGGCATTCCTTGCGTCTTTATGTTGCCCTTTACTGTCCACCAGTATCAACTTGGTGAGCGTATCATTAAGGGAAGGATTTTCGTTGAACATTTCGCCAATGGCGGTAGCGGTGGTCTTGCGCTTTTCGGTTATGCTTTCTATCAATACATTGTTGAATGTATTGACCCTCTCAAGCTGTGCATAGTCGCCCTCCTTACGGTCTTGCAGTGCCATTGGCTGCACGTATTTTTCCTCAAGCTCGTAGCGAAGTGTCCCGTCCTCGTTTATTGCCAATACTTTCGATGTATCGGCAGGGTCGTACTTTACAGCCCAACGCACTGAGGCATGTTCGCGGAACGAAAGGTCGAAGCAGTCGTAAGTATGCTTGACACCTTCGATGCTCATCAGCAAACCAGGACCCTGTAACAGGTTTTTAAAGCCTGTCTCGGCGCCAAAATAATATAGGTATTGAGACCAGGACAAAGGAAGCTTTTCAGATTCCGTAAGGTTGCCCCAAAGCTCCATGAACTGGTCACGCTTTTTGTTTCGTTCAATGGCTATAATACCTTCAAGCTGTTTTTTGCACCCTTCCTGGTCTGGAAAGTTGTGCCGGTATTGGCTCAGGAAGTCAACGTTTGGCTGGTTCTCTTTTTTGGAGGTCACACCAAAGCCGCTCCAGTTTGGCATCAGTTGGCAATACGTTTTGTTAAAATATTTGAAATAAGGCTCAACTACCTTCGTTTTTGCGTTCTTGACCCGCGCCGGTGTAACCTTTTCGGCCATACCTTCATACAATGGGGTAAGTGCTTTAATTGCGTAATGGTCGCTCTGTAGTTGGTGGGTGCGGTAGCGTTGGCCAAACAGTTCGGCGGTATGGTTTACAGCATTGCGGAGGGCTTCCGTGATCAGTTGCGGGGTTTCGTGGGTGCCAATCGCATACCCGATGGGGTAATTGATGCAGGGGTCGAGAACGATTACCGCAGTTAGGCGGTTTGTGTAGGTTGTGACTTTGTGCCCTTTGTCATTAATTGAGGTCGCCTGATAAAGAAGTTCAGCGTCCCATCCGTCCATGGTCCAGAAGAAAAGCGGGGAGGTAGGCCGTGAGCGTTTTACCTGCATGGCAACCGTGTTCATAAAGTCGGTGCCGCCCCTGCGCCCTGGGTGAGTTACCACCTCAAGCTTTTCGCGCCATACCGCAACCGCCGAGGCTGTTATTTGCTTCCACCCCATCTTTTCGGCTATGATGTTGTACAGCGAACGCACCTGTTCATTGTCGAGGTTGCGCGGGTCGCCTATCAGTTCGGTAAGTAGGCTTTCCTTAATGTCATCGTTCACCTTGGCGGCAGATTTGTTGCAGAAATTTCGGTGGATAAGGCTTTCGTAACCCTCGGCAATGTACTTTTTGAACCGGTCCTCCAAACGCCTGGCATTGGCGGGGAGCGTGTGCAGATAGGTGGCAGATGTAAGGTCCTCTATCAACTTTGACAGTTCATCCCACATGCGCGGGGTGCTATGGCTGCGAACCTTTCTAAATGTTTTTCTGTCATTGATCATCCGGTTACAGGCATTTAGCAGTATGGCGTTGGTGTAGTATTCGCGCTGTACCTTTTCGGGAAGGTGGTGGCGGTTGGGGAGCATGTACTGCGAAAAGAACTCTGAGGCTTTTGAGTCCTGTTCGATATTTTCGACCAACAAATTTCGGGTAAATTCATCCCTGATGTTGCCTTTTTTTTCTTCGATCAAGCTGCGGAGGCGTTCGGGTATGCTTCCGTAAGCAACTGCGGCTTCAGTATTACGACAGCCACGGCGAACCACGCGGATTTGTTTGCGCTTTACCATATGGTCATACATATGCCTGGTGATCACTTCAGCCTCATTGATCAACCAATCAGCGGTTACACAAAGCTCGTTATTGCAGTATTCCATTTTGAAATAGGTTGAATCTTGTTTACTTTCGGGGTGTCAAATAAAAAAACCGAAATCATGGCAAAGAGAAAAAAGAATTTCAGGCTCAATGTTGTTATTGGATACTTAGGTGGGGCAAACCCGGAGACCTATCGTCCGCCATTGCACGGTATGCTTAGAAACATTGCATGGCTTCACGGACTTGAGTATTCGATATCTGAGGGCCACCAGTTTTCTCCCTCAGTCGGTTCCACCGGTCAAACTGAAGACAACAGCATAACCGACTTAATTTTCCTGCGCTCCACCCAGTCAACGCAAATTTCGGCCAAAGACCTTCGGAAGATAATTTCCGGCATTGTTGGCAAATCGTTTCTATTTGGTGTTGGGGTAGATGTGTTTTTTCAGCTTCACAAGCAACTTCCGCAGTACCCATTTCCAAGCAGCTATTACCGGCCCCTGGACTATCCTTACCAGGAGGGCCATATTTCTGGAGAAGTAACGCTTTATATTGCTCAGGAATTCTTATTGGATTTTGTGCCCCCTGAGAAAATTGCCGATTTATGGAAGTAAATAACTGCTCTACTGCGTTGGCTCTCGTTTCGTTTTTCATTGAGTGTTAATTTAAAGGGTTGTTTTTGTCTATTTTCTCAATCTCCCTGGTGGCATCTGCCATCAGTACCAATGCCATTGCCAGGCAAATGCCAGCGGTGTAAACCTGGTGGGTTGCGCCGTAAATTACCGCGCCAATGCAAAAAATTCCAAGTGCCAAAAACAGCGCTGCAAAAATCCGTGATGATGTTCTCAT